GGTGACGCTCTAACTGACGCCGATAAAAATATTGCTATTGGCTACAACGCACTAACGGCAGATACTTTGGGGTCAAGAAGTGTTGCTATTGGCGTAGGCACTTTAGGAACTCAAAACTTTACTACGGCTACAAGTGCTTACAATGTTGGTGTTGGGCATAACGCAGGAACAGCAGTCACCGTAGGAACCATCAACACCCTCATCGGTGGTATTGCAGGTGCTGCCCTAACAACTGGAGACTCGAATGTAGCAGTCGGATATGTCGCGCTGCAATCAGATACTCAAGGTGATCGGAATGTAGCCATTGGTGCGGGAGCTTTGAAAACTCAAAACTTTACGACTTCGACCTCTGTTTACAACGTAGGTATTGGTTACGATGCGGGAGCAGCAGTCACCACGGGCAAAGAGAACACTATCGTGGGCGGTCTTGCTGGCGATGCACTTACTGTTGGCAGTAATAATGCGGTTCTAGGGTATTTTGCTTTGAGCACAGATACGAAAGGTAGTTTATCGGTAGCTATTGGGACTTCTGCATTAGAATCGCAAAATTTCACTACAGCTACAAATACTTACAACGTAGCTGTTGGAGCCGCAGCAGGGGCATCAGTCACCACGGGAGATCGTACAACCCTCGTTGGCGGTCTTGCTGGAGATGCGATTACTACCGCAGATGCTAACACTGCCGTTGGGTATGAGGCATTGAGCGGGGAAACAGGAGCCGAGGTAAATGTAGCAATAGGTTTTCAAGCTTTAAAGGCTCAAAACATAGGATCTGGGTCAGGTAACAACACCGCTGTAGGTTCAAATGCAGGTTTGTCAGTCACCACGGGTTTTGAAAACGTCCTCATAGGAGCTTCAGCAGGTGATGCACTGACTAATTCTGACCGTAATACAGCGGTTGGATATGCTTCATTAACTTCTAACACGCTGGGCCAGTACAACACAGCTATCGGATACGCGGCTCTTCTGATTGCAAACCATACTACAGCTACGGATGCTTATAACACAGCGGTTGGTTATGGTGCGGGTTCACAAGTCACCACGGGAGTCCAGAACACCCTCATCGGCGCTGTAGCTGCTGACGCTATGACTACTGGCTCTAATAATCAGTTTATAGGCTACTCAGCGGCAGGTGCGGGAGTTATTACAGGCTCTGGTAACACTGGAATCGGTGTATCGGCATTAGCGTTTTTAACATCTGGATCTAATAATGTTGCTATTGGAGAAGATGCAGGCCAATCCTTAACAACTGGTTCTAATAACACTTTCTTAGGGCACGACGCAGGAATCACGGGAAGTCCGGGCGGCAACTTTGTAGGTGCTAGTAACGGATTTTGTTTGGGTGATGAGAATATAGCTGATCTTAACTGCCAAGTAGTTCTTAGTGTAGCGTCAGATCAACGCGATAAAACTGACTTCGTTGATTTAGACCTTGGCTTAGACTTTGTTAAGGCTTTAGAGCCTGTGACCTATTATTGGGACAAGCGTTCTAAGTACGGCGACAAGTATGCTGATGATTACGATTTGAATGCACAAACGCCAGATGGTACGCACAAAGAAGACTGGATGGATATTGGCTTCAAAGCACAAGCTGTGCGTGATCTCGAAGAGGCCGCTGGGTATACCGCCGCTGCTAAGAAAAACCTTACGGTATCGCTTACTCAAGACGGAAAACAGTACAGTCTCAAATACGAGAAGTTCGTACCCATCCTCGTTAAAGCTATCAAAGACCAAGACGCAATCATCACATCACTGACTGCGCGTGTCGCCGCGCTAGAAGCATAGGAGGACGAAATGTCTGAAGAAGCAAGAACTGACGAAGAAAAGGCAAAGATGTATCAAGCCATGCTGGATGGTGCGAATGTCATCACCAGTGTGCTGGATAGCAGCAATGAATATGGCGAGGATCTGACGAATGTTGAAAAGCAAGAAAAAGTTTTGCGTAGCTCTGGATACCTTGAATACGGCAAGGCGCTAGGCGATTGGGGGTCAGAGGACTTCTCTGCCATAGACTCTGCTGTTACAGCCGCAAAAGCATATACACCATAAGGAAAAATAGACCGTGCAAATTAGCCTAGAAGAAAACGAGATCAATGCAATCCTAGCGATCCTTGGTGATATGCCAAGTAAGTCAGGCACATGGCCTTTGATGATGAAGATAAAGGTACAAGCTGACGCGCAACTCGTTGAGCCAGAAGAGGACGAAGAAGGCGAAGAAGAGACTGAAGAAGTCGTAAATGGCTGAGATTCAGTTTCAGATGCACCCGCTGCCGTCAGTGTTTCTGATGGAGTTGGACATCCCGACAGAGTTTGTTGATTCGTGTAACGACTATCTTGATGAGCTAGTCACACAAGACGATAAGGTTAGCGCAGCGCACACGCTGGTTGGTCAGATCAAGACGGGTGAGCAGCTTGTTATGGATCACGAAGATCCAAGGCTGGCACCGTTTTCTAGGTTCTTGTGTGAGATGGGCGTGACGTATATTAACCAGTTTATGGCTCAATCTGGTCAGTCGCTGGACGGTAACAGAAACGTCGAGATGGATGAGCTATGGTCAGTCCACAGCTACGAGGGCGACTATAACCCTATCCACGATCATGGCACTAAGACGGTGATGGGCATTAGCTGCACGACATGGACGAAGGTGCCGCCACAGATAGTGCAGGGGCCAAGACCGGGATCGCAAGAGTACGGGCTGTATAACGCCTCTGGTGAGTCAGATGGCTGTCTCTGCTTTAACTATGGACAGAGCAGCACATGGGATAGAGAGCGACTCAAGCCGACGCAGAATGTCGTAGTCAGGCCGCAGGTGGGTAGGCTATATATGTTTCCGAGTTGGATGCAGCATATGGTGTATCCGTTTCAAGGGGAAGGCGAGCGAAGAACAGTAGCCGCCAACATCAATTGTTTTCCTGTAGAGGGACAGCAAAATGGACATAAGCATTAGTGATACTGCTCAGATCAGTTGGAAGCAGATAGCCGTACAGAAACAAGAGCGGTTAAGGACAGGCGCTGAAGGCGAGACTGTGCGTGAGGCGGTGGAAACAATCATACCGACTATGTACACCAAAGAGGGCAACAAGGTAGAAGCGCAACCATTAGCGCCCACCCAACGAGTGAATATATCGGTATGAGCGACAAAGGCGAACAAGCATTGAACGAAGTCAACGCCCATGAGCGAGAGTGTGCCTTGCGCTACCAGCGTATCGAAGAGCGCCTTTCAGAAGGCTCTGCCAAGTTTAAGCACCTAGAGCATCTTATTTACGGACTGTATGCGTTGATTGCAGCGGCTGCTTTGCCGCAGTTTTTCATGGGGTGACCCCCAATGGTAATTGAGTCAATCGCTGCGGCGACAGCCACTCTTTCGGCCCTGAATGGACTGATAGCTCAATGCAACGAGACTGGGCAAGGCGTCCACCAAGTCATGGGAATGATTTCTGACTTTGGGGAAGGCATTACTGACTTCGAGGCGAAACGCCGACAAAGCACGTTCAAACCGCTTAGCCAGAATGAAATCTTGAAGCTCCAGATGATTAAGCGCCAATATGAGCGCCACTGGCAGTCAGTGCATGACCTCTTGTTGGTGGCAGATCCGAAGCTCCTCGATGATTTCAAGGCCGCAAAAAAGCAGCAAGACCTTGACCGACAAGAGCATTTGAGAATGATTGCTCGCAAAGCGAAAGCCCGACAACATCTGGTAAACCAAATTCTTGTGGGAGGCACTACCCTAATTGTTGGCGGAACGATAATCGCTGGAGGTTTTGCAATTATATTGAGGCTTTACGGATGATTATGGCGTTCCTGCTAGTCATGTTGGTAGAGGGCGAGCAAGTGGCAGGCCAGTTTCACTTTCGCAACATTCACAGGTGTAATCAGTTTGCCTACTGGCTAGAACAAGGGACTGTCAAACCTGTAGAAGGCAGGCGTTTAAACAACCAGCAAAACATTACAGCGTACTGTATCCCTGTTAAAGTCAGACCAAACATACAATTCTATGACTGATATGGCAGCGAAGAAGCTACAAGAAGGTTCTGAATACGCCGAATACGATGCGGATGGCGATGGCATCGTTACTGATGAAGAGCTACAGACTAGCAAAGAGTTGCAAGAACTACGATTACGGCATGAACGAGCAGACGCTCAACGTGCCATGTCATGGTTTGCCCTCTGGGGGATGCTGCTCTACCCATCACTTGTCGTTGTCAGTGAGTTTTTTGGAATGAACCAAGCGGCATCTATCTTGGGCGATATGGCAGCGGTCTATTTTGTGAGCGTTGCAGGCATCCTAGCTGCATTTTTTGGCGCACAGGCTTGGTCTAATAGGAAATAGATTATGAGTTTAGTCGGACAACTGATTGGGCCAGTTACAGGACTGCTTGATAAGTTTATAGAGGACAAAGATCAGAAGAATGCGCTGGCACATGAGATCGCAACTATGTCAGAGCGCCACGCGCAGGAAGCACTCAAGGGCCAGCTTGAAATCAATAAGATGGAAGCAGCGCATAAGTCGCTGTTCGTCGCAGGCTGGAGACCAGCTATCGGGTGGATATGCGCACTCGGTCTGCTTTACAACACAATCATTGTTAACCTGTTGGGCATCTGGCTCGAAGTTGATCCGGTAGACACAACCTTACTGGTGCCGGTAATGATGGGACTTTTAGGTTTGGGTGCTATGCGCTCATATGAGAAGGTTAACTCCGTGGCACGGGAGAAGTAATGAGCAAGCTAGTCGAAATGATCAAACGCCATGAAGGCGTCAAGTCCAAAGTTTATTTGTGCTCCGCTGGCTACGAAACCATAGGTTGTGGCAGAAACGTCTCAGAGTCTGGACTTGGGTTGTCTGACGATGAGATTGAATACTTGCTGGCAAATGATATAGCGCGAGTAAAGAGCGAGCTTGCCGACACATACTTTTGGTTCAATGGCATCAACGAAGCGCGTCAAGATGCAATGATCGACATGTGCTTCAACCTTGGTTTGACTAGATTGCGTGGCTTTGTAAAGGCTCTTGAGGCTATGTCGCGCGAACAGTTTGATATTGCGGCAGACGAATTCATGGATAGCAAGTGGGCGCAGCAGGTAGGCACTCGCGCCATTAGAGTCACTGAAATGATCCGCGACGGTGAGTATCAGTAATGCCCTTGCAGAAGTACATATTTAACCCTGGCATCAACAAAGAGGGCACTGACTACACCGCTGAAGGTGGCTGGTTTGACGGTAATCTGGTGCGTTTCCGCAAAGGTTTGCCCGAAAAGATAGGCGGCTGGGTTAAGTTTGTTACCGCTTCTTTCAATGGAACAGGCAGAAAGTTGTTTGGGTGGACTTCTCTGTCTGGCACCAAGCTTCTAGGTCTGGGCACTCGTACCAAGCTCTACATACAATCAGGCGCAAACTACAACGACATCACCCCTATACGCTCTACTACATCTGCAGGCGATGTGACGTTTGGTGCAACTGATGGGTCAAGCTCAATCAACGTGACTGATACTGCTCATGGTGCAGCTAAAGGCGACTTCGTAACTTTTTCTGGCGCTGCTTCACTTGGCGGGAATGTCGTTGCTGCCGTGTTGAATCAAGAGTATGAGATCGATTCTATTACCAGCACTAGCGTATATGTCATTACAGCTAAAGATACCTCTGGCGCAACGGTGACAGCTAACAGCAGCGACAGTGGCAATGGTGGTAGCTCAACAGTAGGCGCATACCAGATCAACGTAGGTCTTGATGTGTTTGTTGCTGGCACGGGTTGGGGTGCAGGCACATGGGGTGCAGGCACTTGGGGCTCATCAAGCGCGCTTAGTTCTTTGAACCAGCTTCGGCTTTGGTCTTTAGACAGTTTTGGCGAAGATCTGATAGCAAATGTGCGGGCGGGTCGAATCTATTACTGGGACACAAGCGCAAAAACATTGGGAACGGATAGAGCCGTAGATATTGCAGACTTAACAGGCGCGAACTTTACGCCCACGATTGCGCTACAAGTGCTTGTTTCTGATGTAGACCGACACGTTATTGCCCTTGGCGCAGACCCAATCAATGATAGTGCAACTGCAAGGACAGGAACATCTGACCCACTATTAATTGCATTCTCTGACCAAGAGAACCCAGCAGAATGGTTTCCTACATCTACAAACACAGCAGGCTCTCTTCGTTGCTCTGCAGGATCACAGATTGTTGGCGGCTTGCGAGCTAGACAAGAGACACTCGTGTGGACTGATGTTGCGCTCTACAGCTTGCAGTTCATCGGCGCACCTCTCACCTTTGGTCTGAATCTAATCAACGAGGGCGTCAGTCTTATAGGCCCAAATGCTCCGATAAACACGCCTGCTGGTGTGTTTTGGATGGACAAGAAGGGGTTCTACTCGTACCAAGGCGCCGTGCAATCTGTGCCATGCAGTGTTAGGTCTTATGTATTTGATGACTTCAATGAGGCTCAAGCGTTTCAAGTGTTTGCCTTTGTGAACAAGCAGTTTGATGAGGTGGGTTGGTTCTACTGCTCCGGCACGAACACAGTGATTGATCGATATGTGACCTATAACTACGTTGAGCAAACTTGGGCTATAGGCAATCTATCTAGAACGGCGTGGCTTGATGAAGGTCTTGAAAGCTTTCCTCGTGCAGCAGGCACCTCTAGCGGCAGCAATCACATATTCTCACATGAAACAGGGTTTGATGATGACGGCTCTCCCATGGACAACGTCTTCATTGAAAGCGCGGACTTTGACTTAGGTGATGGAGAAGAGTTTCAATTTATTCGCAGGTGCATACCAGACGTTAAGTTCACAGGTGACGGCGGTTCTGATCAAACAATGAACTTTGTGATCAAAGCGCGCAACTTCCCCGGCGACTCATTAACGACTGATCAAACTACGGCTTTTACAGCAAGCACCACTAAGATTGATGCTAGAGCTCGTGGTAGGCAGGCTGTTGTGCGCTTTGAGTCTGATGACGATGGAGATACAGGCGCAAGACTCGGTGTTGGATTTAGGGTTGGCGGCACTCGACTAGATGTGCAGCCAAACGGCAGGCGATGAGTAAAGTATTACAGGGCCGTTTGCCTTTTATTCAAGGCAACCAAATGGTCGATGGCGGCACGTTCAATCGAACTGTGCGCTTATTAGAATTGAGTTTGGACTCTCTTGATCCAGACGCAACGCCTTTGTTTACCAGAACGCAGCGGGATGAGCTAAAGTTTAACAGAGGCGATATTATTTGGAACACATCGATCAATGTGTTGCAGGTGTACGATGGCGACAACTGGATAAGTTTATCTCAAGAGTTGCCGTACACCACTGATCCGCTTGAAGCGACAGCACTTGTGGGCTCGGTTCAGGTGATAACTAACGGCAATATAGTAGTGAGTGTAGGTTCATGACAAAACTATGCCCAAGGGGTAAAGCAGCAGCCAAGCGCAAGTTTGATGTTTATCCATCAGCTTACGCAAATGCATATGCCAGCAAGATCTGTGCGGGCAAGATCAAAGACCCATCTGGTAAAAAGCGTAAAGACTTCAAAGGGCCAAAGCCCAAGAGTAGCGGCACATCTGCAGCTGCCAAGAGAGTCCGCACATCTCCTGCATCTGCAAGAGGTAGGCGAGTGGTGCGCAAGAATGCCGGTGGCTTTGTTGCTAAAAGAGCTAGGATGGCAGGCGTGACATGAGCCTACAAGATTGGTTTGGCAAAGGTCCGAAGGGCGACTGGGTAGATATTGGAGCACCGAAGAAAGACGGTAAGTTCCAAGCCTGCGGGCGCGCCAAGACCAAAGGATCAAAGCGTAAGTACCCAAAGTGTGTGCCTAGGTCAAAAGCAAAGGCCATGACTGAGGGTGAGCGCCGTAGTGCAGTGAAACGAAAGCGAGCCAAGCCTCAAGGCGTAGGCGGCAAGCCTACAAACGTAAAGACATTTACCTCGCCTGCCTCTGCAAAAGGACGCAGAGTGGTAAGAAAGGCCAATGGTGGTGAAGCTATACGCAACCATAGAGGGTGTGGCGCCGTTATGTCTGACCGGCGCAAGAAGACTAGGTACTCCTGATGTTTAGACGTTACGCTGAAGAGTTCAATGGTGGCGGGTCTGTCACGGGTGGCAGGTCAAAGGCTGCTAAGCGTAAACGCGACACCATGCCAAAGCGTAATAGGAAGAATTTTCGCGCTACAAAAGAAGGCGCGGGGATGACAGAAGCGGGTGTAAAAGCGTATCGTCAGGCCAACCCTGGTAGTAAAC